TCCTCCTGCCACCGCGGGTCACGGGTGCTGACGAAGCCCTCGCGCATGGTGATGGTCACCGTGCCGCGCCGGGTCGCGTCCTGCACGTCGCGCGTGGCGCCGCCCGCCGCGGACCCGCCCCCAGATCCGCTGCCGCCGCCCGGGGTGCCGCCGCCGGCCATGCTCAGGAGCTGACGCCCCCGCGCCACCATGCCGGAGCCCGAGGCGATGAGCGCCGGATTGGGCGGGAACAGGCCATCGGCCAGCTTGGCGAGGCCCTTGATGACGAAGTAGGTGCCTTCCAGCTTCATGAACGGGGCCAGCACCTTCTTGGCCACGTTGCCGATCCCGCCGCCCACCACGTCCCCGAGCGCCGCGAAGCCCTCCGCAATGCCCGCCGTGGCGTCGCTGATGGCGCCCATCCGAAAGACGATGAGGTCCAGCGTGTCGGCAAAGTCGGTGAACACCGTCCCCGCCTGCTGCACCTCGGGGATCATGGTGGTGAAGTCGCCGCCGAGGCGGAGGCCCAGCGGCTCCGCCGGTCCCTTGGCCTCGCGACCGAGCTTGCCGGTGATGTCGCCCACCTTCCGCACGTCCGTCCCGATGAGGGGCGCGGCCGGGCCGGTGGCCTTCTTGTTGAGGTCGTCCAGCGCCTTACTGATGGCCTGCAGGCCCGCCGCCGTCTCGGCCAGCTGGTTCTTGATGGCCTCGGAGCGGTTCGTGATGTAGATCGTGGAGAGGAACGTGAACCGCTGCTGCAACAGCGCCCGCTCCTGCTCCAGCCCCTCGCGGGTCTTGCGCCGCATGTCCTCGAACGCCGAGGCCCACCGCTTGGCCAGGTCGTCCGTGGCGACGAGGGACGACGCCACTTCCACGCGGAAGAACTTGACGGCCGCCGCTACCGCGGTGATGCCGAGGGCCACGCTGGTGACGAGCACGCCGCCCCCGGCGAACTGCAGCAACCCCTCGGCCATGTTGGCCACCTTGTTGTTCACCCCCAGCAGGTCGCCCGCCATGTTGTTCAGGGCGTTCCCCGCCTTGGAGAGCCCGGCGGAGAACTGCCCCGTGGAGGTGGTCGCGCTGTTCGTCGCCGCCGTGACGCTGCCCTGACGGCGGGCTACGTCCAGCAGCGCCGCGTCCACCTTCTGCAAGGTGACCGTGGCGAGATCCTTGGCGACGATCTCAAGCGCGAGTTGCTGGTTAGCCACCGGGGTATGCCTCCCGCATCGTGCGTTGTGCCGCCGCCTCCGCCTGCTCCCCGCCCAGCGCGAGCGCGGCCCCGATGGCCGTGGCCCGCATCCCCTGCGCCCGCCCCAGCGCCAGCACCGCCCCGAACTGCAGCGCCAGCATCCAGAACACCGGCGCCACGATCTCCCCCGTCACGATCTGGGGGGCCAGCGCCGGGTAGCCGTGGGCGCTGCACAACTGCGCCACCAGCAGGTCCAGCGAGGGCGGCGCCACCTCGCGGGCCGGGTCACGGCTGGTCGCCGCCTCGGCCATCGCCTCCCACGGGTCGGCTACGCGCTCCCGTTCCGCTGGAAGGCCGCCGTAAAAAAACCGCTGGCCCGCTCCACCACCTCGGCCATGTCGAGGTCGTCCACCACCTCGGGCGGGAAGCCCATCCCGAGGAGGATGGCCCGTGCCCCCTCCAGCTGGTCGGCCACGCTGCTCCGGGCCTCGGCCGCCCGCAGGAACGCCAGCCCGTCCTTGAGGCGCGGCAGCCGCTGCGCCGTGTACGTCTTGCCGTCGTGCCCCACCAGCGCGGGGAGCGCGAGGCTCGCCGTGAACTCGCTCATCAGTCGAACCGGATGGTAAAGTCGTCCACCGCGTTCTCGCCCGTCAGGTACGGGCGGAACGTGCAGACCGCCAGCTGCTCCGCGCCGCTCTCCCGCCACTCGAACTTTTCCAGCTGTACCTGCGGGCAGAGGAGCTTCCAGCGGTTGTACTGGATGCTGCCGATGGTGAGGTTCACGTCCAGCGTCGTCGCGCTGTAGGACGTGGTGGCGTCGCGCCAGGTGTCCCACAGGCCGAGGTACGTGGTGTCCCACCCATCCGAGGTCGTGCTGCTGAACCCGCCCTCGATCACCACCTCCAGCACCGGGTCACGGCTGGAGGGGATGAACCCCGCGTGGCCGCCGGTCGCCGCCATGTTCTGGCGCGGGAGGAGTTCCCGGTTCTGGGTGAACGTGAACGACCGCACGACCGCCCCGGTAAACGTTCCGATGTCGATGGTGACCCCGGACGCCGCCGGCGGCATGACGGTGGGCACCGCGTAGGTGAGGTTCCCGACCGTCACCTCGGACTCGTTCTGCGCCCCGATGCCCTTCATGTCGAACTGCCACACCGGGATTCCGGTGTTGTCGGCCGTGATGCTGAACGACCCGTAGCAGCCCGTGGCCTTCATCAGCTCGCCCTGCTTGTAGCCCCACATCGTCACGCTCGTGGGCGTCGCCGCGCTCGGGCTGATGGCGTCCGGCGTGAAGTCCCACTTCTCGCTGCCGCCCGTGGTGGTCACCGTGGCGGTCATCCCGCACGCCTTGAGCAGCTGGTGGATGTCCGGCACCACCACGCTCGAGGAGGTGTAGGCCGCCCCGCGCCCCTTGGCGTGCGCCTTGTGGGTGATCTCCCAGAAGCGGCCCGTGGGCGGCACCCGCTGCACGTTGCCGTTGCTCGCGTTGGCCTTGTCCCGCTTCCCGTCGAACAGGAAGCCCGGCTTCCACTCCGGCCGCTCCACGAACCGCACCGCATCGGTGCTGGTGCTCGGGCTCGCGTCCGTCCCGTAGGTGCTCTCCGCCTTGACGAGCACGCCCGCCGCGAGTGTATGCTGTCCCATGATCGCCCCCTGGCCTTAGACGGCCAGCTCGTGGACCCGATAGGGCACGAGCCATCCCGTGGTCACGTCCGTGTCATCGCGGCGGGCCGCCACCTTCACCAGCCGCATCGCCTGCTCGGGATCGGCGTAGATGCTGACGCTGTTGCGCCGCCGCCCGTTCGTCTCCTCGCCTGCCCGGTGCAGGCGTTCCAGCGAGCGGCGCACCGCCCGCATCACGTACAGCGCGTCCCGCGTCGCGTTCGCGCTGTTGACCGTCGCCGCGCAGTAGCGCACCAGCACCGTCGCCGTGCCCTGCTGCTCGTTGGTCGTCATCGTGGCCGCATCCACCTGCCAGTCCTCCAGCGTGACGGCCAGCGCGGGCACCGTGGCGGGCAGGTCGCCCCGCGCCACGTTCGCGTCCCGCGTCTCGTCCACCACGTCCGGCGTGGCCGGCGCCCCGTCGCTGCCGTCATAGGTCAGCGCCCCCAGGTGCGTCCCCACCGACTGGTCCGACCCCGCCTGGTCCAGCGTGGTCCCGGCCAGCCAGTCCGCCACCATCCGGCACACCTCAACCATTGGTGGCCACCACTTCAATCTCCGTGTGGCGCCCGTCGCCGCGGCGCTCGACGTTCCGCACCGTGTAGCTGGTGCCGTCGATGGTCAGGGTGGAGTCGTTGGCGGGCGCGGTCCCCAGCTCCGCCGTCGCCACCGTCAGCACCCGGCGCCGCACCATGACCTGATAGCCCGAGGCATCCACCTCGCTGCTCTCCCCGTCGTCCAGCAGCCCGCGCATCCGGCGGGCGCCGATGACGACCACGGACGAACCGAAGCCTGACGTGAGGGCCGCCGCGTGGGCGGCGAGGAGGCTGTCGCCGGTGATCGTCATCGCGTCCTCTTGCGAAGGTCAGCCGCCGGCCGGTCGGTCGGCGGCTCCACCACCCGGGCCTGCCCGGCGAACACCAGCCGCCGGGCCGTCCCGTCCTGCACTTCCACCACCTCCCCCGGGGCCACGTCGCGGTGGTCTGCCACGGTGCCCCGGAGGATCTCAAGCCATACCCCCATTAGGAGGTCAGCACGCCGAGCATGACGTTGAACGCGCTCGGCTGGCGGATGTTGATGTCCACCATGAGCGAGGTCACCACCTGGATCATGTTCTGCTGGCTGTAGGTGTACGGATCGACCACCACGTCCGTCGCGCCCCACTGGCCGATGAGCAGCTGGTCCCACACGCCGAAGATCGGGGTGGAGCAGATGGTGGTGCTGGTGCCCTGGGTGATGTTGTCCGGCACCTGCTTGGTGACGAACGTCGGGTAGCCCGCCACGAGGTTGTCGTCGCCCCAGAGGTACGCCGAGCCGGCCGTGGTGCTCTTGAGGGTGGTCTTCCACTTGCCGCGGACCTTCGGGCTGGCCACCCACGCCATCGGGCCGATGTCGGCATTGGCGTTGGCGACGTTGGTCTCCGCCGTGATGAGGTCGGCCCACGCGACCGCCGCGCCGTTGGCCGCGATGGTCTGGAGGGTGACCCCCGACTGCGACCGGATGCCGGTGGGCTGGTTGCTGGCGCCCGTGCCGAACATCGCGGCGAGGTCCACGCCGATGGCGTTCACCGCCGTCAGGTCGTTCATCACGAACGAGTTCACGTCGAACGAGAACTGCGCGAGCAGGCGCCGCGAGAAGGCGGTCGAACTCATCGCCACCTTCGGCGACAGGCTGATCGTCTCGAGGGTGGCCGCCGTCAGGGTGTTGGCGCTCGACGGGTTCTCACCCACCCAGTTCAGGCTGTTGGCCGCGAGCTGGCGGGTGAACTGCACGGTGTCGGTCAGGCCGGGCAGGAACGTCGCGCCCGCCTGCATCACGACCGTCCGGTTCCGCAGGAGGTCGATGAAGCCGACGATGGTGGTCTGCACGCCCGCGCCGCCGAGCGACGTGGTGGCGGCGATGTTGCCGGTCACCGAGGCGCGGCCCATCGCGCTGGCCACTCGGTCGGCGGCCCGCACGTCCACGGGGGCGTTGTTCGGGATGAAGAAGCCGCTCGGGGTCCGGCCCAGCTGCTTGGCCAGGGTGTCGCTCACCTCACGCTCGAACCCGGCGTCCTTCCACGCATTGGCCTGCCCGGTCTGGGCACGCAGCTGCGCGTCGATGGCGCGGGCGACGTTGTAGGTGCTCGCCTCCTTCGGGGTCATGTCCACGATCCCGGTGGGCGACTTGGCCGCCCCGGCGCGGATGCCCTCGATCTGCTTCGCCTGCACTTCCTTCATGGCCTGCGCCGGGCCGACGCCCCGCGACAGCCACGACGGCAGCAGTTCCCGCGCCTCGGGGAACTCCGCCGCCAGGTCACCCAGCACCTTCAGGTCCCGCTCCCGGGACTCGCCCGCGCTCACGCCCGCCGGGGGCGAAGCGGGCTTGATGTCGTCCGACATACGCTTCTCCTCTGCCGGTGGGATCACAGGGGGAGCCGCCGGCTCGGCACTCCGCCCAACGCCCACGGCCATGTCCGCGGGCACTGCCACGCTGCTGACCTCGAGCGGCCGCCAGCCGCGATAGACGCGGGTGGGGATGTCGCTGTTGGCCGTCTTGGTTTCGATGTAGTTCTCGCCGGGGTCGTACCCGACGCTGACCTTGGTGCGGATGCCCGCCCGGATGTCGGCCTCGACCCACGCCGCATCGGGGTGGTTTCCCATGCGGACACTGCCGCGCATCATGCGATCCGGGTCCACGTGGAGCCCTTCCACGAGCCCGATCTGCTGGCGCTGCGAGTGGTCGAGGCAGAACGGCAGGCCGTCGCGGCACTGGCTCAGGTCCACGCCGCCCGCCGAGTGGTCCAGCACCTCGTAATACCGCTTGCCGGTGTACCAATCCATCCGCTCCACCGGCGTCTCGCTCGACGCGGCGATGTCGATGGTGGCCGGGGCATCGCCCTCGGCCCGCAGCGACACGGCCATGTCGCGGGTGTACATCGTCGGCTTGGTGCGTTCGCTCATAGCATCTCCATGACCGCCGCCAGCGCGGCCTCCTCGTCAAAGCCCCACGGGTCGGCGGTCGCCACCTCCGGCCACCCTGCCCGCACGCCCACCTCGGCGCCCGTCGCCATCACCATCAGGTCGGGCTGCCGTGGGACGAACGGGGCCACGTACCACCTGCCCCCGCCGCCCGTGCTGGTCGCGGGGGCCACCGTGGTGACCGCCGCCGCGCCATCCTCGACCCCGACCTCGCTGCCCGTCGCGGCGTATGGCGTCGCCGCCACCACCGTCGGGGCACCGCTCTCGGCGGTCGCTTCGCTGCCGAGCGGCCCGTAGGCATAGATCCCGTAGGCGCCGCCTGCCGACTCCAGCTGAACTTCACTGCCGAGCGCGTCGGCCACCGACTACTCCGACCGCTCCACCACCTCGCTTGCCACCAGCCGGCCCTCGGCGTCCCGGACGTGCCGCACGGTGCGGGCGCCCTTCGCGCCCTCGACCGTGACCGACACCTCAGCGGGGGCAACGTGGACCTGCGCCGGGGCCACCGTCACCGTCTCCGGTCCCTGGCGCTCCACCGTCACGTTCACGGGCGGGGTGGTCACGTTGACGATGATCTGGCGCTCGGGCGCGGGGTCCTCGGCGTCAGCCGCGCCCGCATCAGCGGCGTCCTCGCCCTCCGCCGCATCGTCCTCGGGATCGGCGGCGTCCTCCGCATCCATCGCGTCCTCCGCCGGGGCCGCCGGGGCGGGCGCCGCCGGGACGTTGCCCACCTGCAACGGCACGCCCATCTCCGCTGCCAAGGCGATCTCCGCCTTCCGCTCCAGCATCAGCGTGCGGAAGTCCAGCCCGCGCTTCGCCGCGATCCGCGTGAGGCTGTTCAGGCCCGCCGCCACTTCCGACAGGTCCGCCGCGATGTCCTTCTCCGGGTCCACGTACTCGAACCCGCGCGGCGCCCATTCCGTCCAGCTGTACGCCGACACCGGCCCGGGCAGCCGCACCTGCTGCCAGATGACCGCCTGCCGCAGAAACGCGAGGAACACCGGCTCACACAGCGCCTCGGCCAGCCACCGCTGCGCGATCTGCCAGTGGTCCCGCTCCCCGTTCAGCGCCAGCCGCGAGCTGCTGTAGTTGCTCTGGCTCATGTCGCCCGTGAGCGAGGCATAGGCGACGTTGAGGCCGTTGGCCACCTGCGCCTTGATCTCCCGCACAAACGACGGCAGCACCGCGTTGGGGTGGTTGTTCCCCCACGCCGCGAACGTCTCGCCCGGGGCGAGTTCCTGAATCGCGCCCCGCGCCGACTCGAACGACCGCGCCCCCGCCGTGGGGTCGTTCGGGTCCGGACCGCTGGCGTCGATGGACTTCTGGATGAAGCCGAGGTTCTCCGCCCCGGCCCGCGCCGCGGCCAGTTCGGCGTTCAGGTACTCGTCCAGCATCCGCAGGGGCACGAGCACCGGCGTGAGCCACGGCTCGTAGCGCACCTGCCCCGCCCGCCGCTGGCGCCCGAGGTGCAGCACCCGGCCCGCCGGCATCCGCACCCGCTCCCGCTGGCCCAGTGCCAGCATCTCTTGCGGGTGCCGGGTCCAGACGTGGTAGGCCACCGGCTTTCCCCAGCGGTCCAGCTCCACGCCCTGCACGATGCTCCCGCCGCCCGTCATCGACTTGGCGGGGACGTTGTATTCCTCGTCCAAGAGGTCGATGTCGAGCAGCCGTACCGCGAAGCCGAAGGCGTTGGCGAAGCCGGGCAGGAGTTCCACCAGCGCCTCGCCGTCCCGCGCCACCGCCTCGAGGACCGCGCCCTGAAACTCCCGCCAGGTCAGGCGGCCATCGGCCGTGCAGGTGGCGCGGGCGCCCCAGTCGCACCACGCGGCCTCGATCTGCTGGTTGGTCTCCTCGTCCGGCTCCCCCGAGGGCAGGCGGTTGCGGCACTGCAGCGCGATCCCGGCGGGGCCGAGCACGTTCTCGTCCACCAGCCCGAGGTAGCGGCGGGCCAGCGGGTTGTTGCGGCACTGCTCGCGCGAGCGGGTGCGGAGGAGGCGCAGCTCCCAGCGCAGCTCGTCCTTGGCCGACATCCACGAGGCGAGCCAGTCCTCGAACAGCCGCCCCTGCTGGGCACCCGCGAACACCGACCGCCGGGCCACGGGGCGCGGCGCGGGCGGGGCGGGCTTCCGGCGGAAGCGGTCGAGGAAGCCCATCAGCGCGTCCCCGTGAAGCGGAGCAGCCGCACCGGGCCGGCCGAGCCGGGATTGCGGAGCCGGTACACTTCATGCTGGAGCTTTGTGCGGAGGGCGTAGAGTTCCGCGAGGGGGATGGACGTGACAGCCCGGCCGCCGATGGTGTAGGCCTGGATGTCCGCCGTGATGCGGCCGGCCAGCACGGATTCCACCACGGCGAGTTGCGTCTCCGCCCACGGCGCCACGTCGCCCGCGGCGAGCAGGGCCGGGTTCGCCACCACCGTGACGACGCCCGTCTCCGGGCTCCACCGCTGCCCCGCGTACCCACCGCCACCCGTGACGATGGCCGTCCAGCGGTAGCCGCCAGAGGGCAGGCCCGCCGTGGCGCTGGCCGGGATGGTCACCGTCCACCGCGCCCCGTCGTCCGTCACCCAAGACGCATCCCACGCCAGCGCCCCGGCCCCCGCAATGGCGTAACTCAGCGTCCACGTCCCGCCGCTTTCGGTCGGGGCGTAGTCGCGGAGCTGCTTGGTCCACTGCCAGGTATCGCCGGCCGTGGCCGTGCTGGGTTCGCCCGTGGGCGTCTGTTGCGCCATGCGCCTCCCGGCAACGCGAAAAGCCCGACCGCCCCGGGGGTCGGGGCAATCGGGCTCTGGGGCGTGATCCGTCCGCCCTCTGGCTCTATCGGCTACGCTAATATGCCATGCGTCGCGGCAATGTCAAGACGCCGCCGCTATGATGCTTCCTTGGCCTCCGTCAGGTCCTGCGCCCGGACCTCGAGGATGGCGCCCCCGCACCGGCACGCCACCGTCAGCACCACCGCCGACGCGGGTGGCTGGCAAACCCGGACCATCTGCACCATCACCCCGGTCACCCGGAGCCGCGCCCGCGCCCGGCAGGCGGGGCACCGCACGGGGGGGAGGTACAGGGTCACCGCCGCCACCCCCGCCGGAGCCGCGCCAGCGCCAGTTCCGCCCCCAGATTCCGCGAGGGGGGCGGGGCGGGGATCACCTCCGTGGCCGGCATCGTGGCCGGTTCCGCCCCGAGGGGGACGGGCGGGGGTGACGGGGCGGCGGCGGCCGGTTGGACATCCTTGAGCCGGAGGCCCGTGAGCATCAGCGCCACCAGCGCGTAGACCGCGCAGTCCAGCGCCTCCGACCGCTCGCCGCGGGGCAGCTCGTACCGCCGCACCCACCGCCCGTTCACCTGCTTCCTGACCGCCCGCTCCGCCGTCAACTGCTGCAGGTAGCCCGCGTCCAGCCCCTCGTCAAAGGCCACGTACATCGGCCCCGGCGCCCCCGTGCGGAGCGCCCCGTACCACTCGTCCTTGGCCGTCTCCGTGCCCACCACGAACACCCGGCAGCCCTTGGCCCGCGTCGGGCCGCGCGGCAGGAGCGGGGCGCCGGCCGTGCTTGAGCCCTTCACGGCATAGACCCGCTCGGCGTACCGGGGGCCGCACCAGGCGTAGACGGCCTGCGTGTGGGCGCCCGAGTCCACGCCCGTGGCGAACACGCGCCGCGCCTGCCCGTCCTCGCAGGCCCAGTGTTTCACGCGCAACGCCTCCAGCAGCGCCCACACCTCGGGCTTCTCCGGGTCGCCGCGGAGCACGTCGTGCGCGATGCGCCACCGCTGGCGCCCCGCGCCCCAGCCCCACACCGTCGCCTCCAGCCGGTCGTCCTGCACGTCCACGCCCATCGTCAGCACCTGCACCCCGTAGGGCACCGTACCCGCCTTGTGCTTCGGCCGGAGCGCCAGCGCCCCGCTGTCGAGTCCGCCCCGGCGGTCCTCCCACGTCTCCCCGAGCACGGTGTTGACGAACACCTGCAGCTTGAGCACGTCGCCTTGCGCCTCGGTCCACTCGTCCACCAGCTCGCGCCAGGTGACCCACGGGGAGTAGAGGGCGTTCAGGTGGTAGCCGCGGATCGGGCGGCCGGGCCGGTCGGCCACCCACATCCCGGCGGCGAGGGCGGGGAACTTCTCCGCCTCGCCCCAGAGGGCGCCACAGCCTTCGCAGAGGTACTGCGGCTCGGGGATGTCTTTCCACCGCATCCCGTAGGCGGTTTCGGTGGTGCCCCAGCGGAGCGGCGCCATGTGGCCGCAGTGGGGGCAGGGGACGTGATACCGCCGCTGGTCGCTCCGCTCGTAGTAGTCCTCGATCCGGGACAGGCCCTTGAGCGTCGGCGTCGAATTGATGTAGACCTTGCGGCGGTAGGCGAACGTGCTGGTGCGGCGCATCGCCAGCTTCATCGGGTCGCCTTCCGCGCCGGCCGAGGCGGGGTAGCCGTCCGCCTCCTCGAGGATCAGCACCCGCGCCGTGCGCCGCCGGAACCCGCCGGGGCTGTTCGCGCCCACGAGGAACAGCGCCCCGCCGTCGAACACCTTGGCCTGCACGGTGTTGCCGCTGTCCCGGCTGTTCGGCGCCCGGACCTTCCGCGCCAGCGGCTCCGTGTCCGCCAGCATCGGGGCCAGCTGCTCCTTGGAGAAGTCCTTGGCGTCGTCCACGCGCGGCTGGACGATCATGATGGGCGACGGGTCCTGGTCGATGAAGTAGCCCACGATGTTGAGGCCCGCTTCCGTCCCCCCGATGCGGGCGCACTTCATGAACACGACGGTGTTGACCTCGGGGTCGCTCGCCGCGTCCATGATCTCCCGCAGGTACGGCGTCCGCGCCGTGCGCCACGGGCCGGGCTCCGCCGAGTAGCTGCTGACCATGCGCGTCCGGTCGGCCCACTCGCTCACCGTGAGCTTCGGCGGGGGTGCCAGATACTGCCGCACCAGCGCCGACAGGCGCGACTCCAGCGCGGCGAGGGCGGTACTCAGGCGCCCTCCGCAATTGAGGTCATCGCCTCCGCCACCGCCGCCGACAACTTCCCCGTCACCTCGCCCACCGTCTTGCACCCCATCACTTGCGGCGCCACCCGCTGCGGCAACGTCACCAGCGCCGACCGCAACGGGGCTAGTTTCTCCTCCATCACGCGGGCCGCGTCCTCCACCGTCACCATCACGCCCTCGCGCTGCGCCAGCTCCAGTTCCGCCAGCCGCGCCTCCGCCGCCAGCTTCCGCGCCTTCGCCTCCGCCTCGTTGGCCGGATCCTTGGCCGCTTCCTCCGCCGCCGCCTGCTCGCGTACCCAGGCGTTCGCCTCGCTCCGCACCACCGTGCGCTTCCCGTCCACCGTCCGGCACGGCATCCCCGCCGCCAGCCAGTTCGTCACCGTCCGCACGGTCACGGTCCAGTCGGCGGCGAACTCCGACAGGCTCACGGTGGGCGAGGGTTTCCGGCCTGCTGGCATCTAACTCCCGGAATCAGAAAGAGTTACTACAGGCGTAGTCACTAGAGAATGATCGGGGTCGGCGCGGCACCT